CCTTGTTCCGTTTTCTTCCTTACAGCCATAATTTACTTTAAATTTACACTTAACCTAGCATTCTGGGAGTAAAAGTGTGATTAATTTGTTCAACTTCAGTATTTTTAAGGTCATTATAAGCCTTAACCCCCCAGTTCCCTAACATTAAAGTAGTGTAATTGTCTTTTCTGGCACGATTAGCTGACGTGCTTCTTTTTAAGTGTTGAGGAAGATCAAAAGTCTGAACTCCTTTAGCTGTAGTTTTGACTTCTACTAAAGCGCATTGCTTTTTAGTTTGATAAACTATATCATCTTGGAACTCAATTAAGTCCCCTTTATTTTCGTAAGGCATCAGTTTAATAGGGACAGCCTGAGCTGAAGCTTTATCAAAGAAACTGCCGCAAGCGGCAGTGCGTGAAGCGAACCAAATTCTTTTATGGTCAATAGAGGCTTGAAGGTATTCATTAGCTTCGCGAAGAAAAATGCTTGAGAACAATTGTTTAAAACATATGACATTTTCTTTTATATTATACTGGCTTTTTGCTTTCATAAGCATTTGCTGGTAATCGTTGCCAGTTTTATCGCTATTGAAATCAAAAAACTTTAAATTTATTCTAGCATCTCTAAAAAGTTCTGACTCATTGGCGCTATCTATAAATTGATATCCAGCATTATCTATAATTAGAAGCTCTATCTTAAAGCTTGTCATTAAATAGAAAAGATATTTTATATGGTCTTTTAAGTCCCCGCCCGCTACAGCATAAGCATGAACTAATGTAGACTCATTACCTTTTTCTTCATCCAGCTCCAAAACAGACATAGCAAAGTAATCCGAACTCGGGCTATTGCTAAAACTCGGGTCAATTGCTAAAATATATTTTTTTCCAGAGTCTCCTTTAATTAAAGTGTGCTGTTTTTCTCCATCCGGTATAGTACAATTGTGCATTTTTTTCGCACTAAAATAACTATCGCTACCATCGGTAAATTGAGCGCAATATTCTCTTTGAAATGAAGAGTTTGAAGAGCCGCCAGATTTAGCTTCTTCAATAACTGTGCTATCAATCATATCACTAGGGATTGAGTCAAACGACAGTTGCGATATAAAATAATTAGATTGATGAATATCTTCAGAGTAGATATTATTCATCCATTCCTTGTATGTTTTATATAAATTTTCAAAACTAAAACTCGCAGAAGATAAAGCTATCATTTTAGAGCTATTTTCAAATTGAATCCTATCCTCCTCCTTCATATCACCTTTTTTGATTAGCTCATCTTCTATCTCTCGTATCTTTATACGTTCAGCCATGTCTTGAGGGGCAACCAGAAAAGGCATAAGCACTGTTTTGATAGTTTCTTCTGGTAGAAGCAAAAACTCGTCAAGCACTAGAACATTAGCGCGAAAGCCGCGAATCTTTTCTCCACTTAAAGGAATAGCTGTTATTGTGCCTTCATTTATTTTCCACTCGAATTGGTCGTTTCGTTTAGATTTAGCGCCGAAAGCGTGAGCTAACATTTGCGCTTCTTTCGATTCAACTATTTTTTCCAAGTTGTTGAATATAAATCTAGCGGTACGAAAAGTAGGCCCAGCAATTAGTATCTTAGTTCTAGGTTCAAAAATACATTGTAAAAAACAATATACAGCAGCAATGAAACTCTTCCCACATCCACGTCCCCACACGCACATACTAAAGTTACGATTAAAGAAAGCTTTTAATGTTATTTCTTGATATAGGGCTAGTTTGATTCCAGAAAGAAGTTCTGTGGTGAACCCAAGGTTAGCACGCATAAATTTAGCTAAAGTAATTTTAGCTTGTCTATCTGGCAATTCTCCTTTCACATCAAGTAGCTCTTGATTTAAGTCAAGGATAGGTTTCGAATATTTTTTTGGACAGTACCACATTATAATAATTTTAAATCATAAGCTAATTGAAGATCATGTTTTTCCTTTAAAACATCTGACAATAAAAGTTTTTTTACAATTCTCACACATTCTTTTCTTCCGTTAACAAAAAGAAACTGTATGTGAGGAAACTCTTGAATCAAATCTCTCACTTTGTGGAAAATAAAATCCGGAGTAACTCTAGTATTTTTTTTATAGACGTAAGGGAGCCTATTGAAAGCTAAACATTCATCAAGTTTTCTCTCTACTAATACGACCATGTAAGCATTTTCTTCTGCGGCTTTATTTATTTCGTTTTTAAATCTTTCTAAACCGGAACTTAAAGTCCCTATTAAATCAGGAACAGATTTTCTCTCAATATATGTGTTGTTAGTTTTTTCTTTGTCGTTTAGACAGTAATCGCCAAACTTCAACCCTTTCACTTCAGTTGGAAAATCATTTATTTTTAATGGGTTCTGTTCTCGAGAGTCTATATAAATTAAATGTTCATTTGAAAAAGTTTCTTCGTATTCTTTCTCGATAGGGATATTTTTAAATTTATTTTTGTAACCTATTTCTTCACAAAGCTTATAATAGCTATTAAAAATAACCTCATAGTAAGATATGGGAGGTATAAGAAGAGTTCTAAGTTCAACTTGGGTAGGAGTATATTTTAATTTTTTTTCGGTCTTTCTTTTTTCAAGAATATTCCTACAGTATTCCTGAGCTTGTTCTATAGGGATTTTTTTTAACCAACTTTTTAAATTTGTCTTACTATTAAAATCAGAAGAAAAGTATTGGTCTTTACTTTTAAACTTTATTAAATGTTCTGTGTGTAAATCTTTTCTTGGATAATGCTTATGATAATAATCAGCAATAGACAGTTTATGAGCCTTCATATGAAGATGAAGACCTTTGTCCTTTTCAAATTCTTTCCCACATTCTTGACACTTAACCATTTAAAACTTCTTCTTCGCTGATGCCCATGATACGCGATTTTATATCTTCCATGGAGCTTAGTCTTTCAATTTCTGCAGATACATTTTTCTTTCGTATCTCGGCGATCTTTATCATTTTATTCCTAGATTCCTCATCTTTCCAAAGTTCTACAAGGTTTAGTATAGAAGCAGATTCTTGCAAAACCTTACTAAGTCTTTGGCTTCTTTTTTCTTTTAATTCGTTAAGAAGTTTAGTTTGTCTATTGACACATTGATTGTATTCTGTTTGTGCTGTATTTATCGCTTCAACCAAACTCATAGCCATCCTGCGGCCCTCTGTGTCTTCAGCATTTTGATCTAATAAGGTTTGAAGCCGTTCGACTCTACGTTGTATATTTGAAGCTATAACTACTTCCGCAGAAAGCACTATGTACTGATCGACTTCCTCTTGGGAAAGATCAGACTTATCCCACGTGTACCTTACAAAGCTACTTTCGAATAGCTCGCGGTCTGTCTCTATTCCATAAGTACTAATCTGATGCAAGAACCTAAACGTATGCATATAAGCGATCAGTGTGCTCATATTTTTTTTAATTTTTGGACTTATCTTATCTTTGTTTATACCATTATGGACGTATTTATTAACCCTTACTATCGCTCTAGATTCTGACTTAGGGGGAGCGTACCCTCCCTCTACATGAACTTCGTCGTTAGTATCTGAGTACTTAATTTGGTTAGGTAACTCATTAATATATTCCGCAACTACTTTATACCTTAAATCTAAAGCAGATATCTTATTATCTTCGAAAATTAATCTAGACATATCCATGGGCTTCATGGCGCTACAATTATTATTTATAAATTCTTTCTGATCTTCTGTTAGTTCAATTTTTTCTTTTGGATAATACTTGTGGGAAACTTTCGCATTTAAACTCTTTTCAGCTAAAAATTTTTTCACTACCCTTCCATATTTTGATCTTCCGTCTGCCATTTCCTCTGAAATATCAGGAAATACAAGTTTTATTAACTCTTTGATGTAAGGCGGATCGTCGGCCCTTTTGTCCCACTCATGTAAAATTGCCAACTGCTGATCTTTGTTAAGTTCGATGTTCTTAGATTTCATATTATTTCAATCTCTCCATTGTGTATTATTTTTTTTACTTTTTCTATTATCGCTTTTTTAACATTTTTAATTTGTTTATATCCGGGGACTCTATTTTTCTCATTAGTCTTATAACCCATTAAAGTAGCTGCTTTTTCCTCTGAAAGATTATCTATGTATAAAGCTTTATATATTTTCCATTCTGCTGGTTTTAAAATTTCTTTCATTTTTGTATTCAATTTATTCATGAGTGATACAATGTCTATATCACTATATTCTGTTGAATTTATTTCATACTCATGATCATTTATAGATACTGGTAATTTCGCATCATAAGCTTGTTTTCTAGTTCTAACCCAATTTGCAAACAACGGGCAAGCTTCTGACTGCTTACCGTAAATATAACATAAGTCTCCGGATTCAGCAGCCGCGCATTTTAAACACGGACGACAATAGTTTCCATAATTGTTACGGATTAAATTTTTTATTTGATTAGATATAATCCTATTTATCCAAGGATTGAGAGGTTTTTTAGGATCATAAAGATGCCACTTCCTAAAAATATGAATTCTTAGAATCTGCGAGACATCGTCGAAATCCATCCAAGCAAGAGCAGTTAAGTTCCACTTAGATTTTCTTTTTTTTATTTCAACGTCTATCTGTTCTATAAAGTCTTCAAACTGAGGTTTACGTTTGGGCATCGTTAAAACGGGAGGACCCAGCGTCTCTTAGAAAGTCTTGCACAATAGTTTCTTTTGAATAGCTTGAGTCTACCTCCCTCTGGTAGCCGTCGTCTATGCTATTTGGATTTGACCCCGCAATATCTTCCAGTCTATTTGGCCGAACACTTCCTCCTCCTTGTATTTCGAAATCTAATTTACTCATATTCGTAGAAAAACACTCCTCCTCTTCTTCCTCAATTTCTACTCTTGCTACACTAGATACAGGTTTAAATACTTTTTTAGCTGGAGTTGCACCAGCCGCTGAAGTAAATGAACTGCCGCAGCTAGCACAAAACTTTGGTTTATTCAAAGAGTACTGGGTGCCAGAGCCGCAAGACGGACAATACATTTTCATAAATTTGATTACACAAAATATATTATTTAAAAATAAAGGTTTTTCAAAAAAAGTGTATTATATAACAGGTATGCATGATTGCAAATTCACTAATGCAGATGGCGTAGAATACGAATTATTATGGAAAAAGCCGCATTATACCTACAACGCAGAAGGGCTTTGCGGCTCTCCACAAGCAGAAAACCCCCAAATACTGATAGATCCCAACTTAAAAGATCGACGCAAAATGAGCGTTTTAATAGAAGAAGTAACTCACGCCTTCTTTTGGGAAAAAAGCGAGAGAGAAGTAAGAAAATTTTCCTCTACTTTATCTAAATTAATTCAAAAAAATCTCAATAAGTCTCATCCTTGTTAATTTTTGTAACTATAAATTTAGTAAGTTCCGATCTTACTATGTCTTCTTCATTAAATTCAAAAGTGTGAATTCCCATTTTTTTACTTTCTTCATCGTTAAATATATCAAATAATTTAAGAAAGCCTCCCCTGTTTCCATTTTTCAAATCGGTCTGCATTGGATCAGCCATAATAAAAGCTCGAGAATATTTGCCAATTCTAGTTAAAACGGTCACTATTTCCCTGAAAGAGCTGTTTTGAGCTTCGTCCAAAAGAATAGCTTTTCCATTCCAACTCATTCCCCTCGCAAAATTAACAGGGTGTATAGAAACTCTTTTTTCTTTTTGGAGTTTTCTTACAGTCTCTTCACTGAGCAGCTCATCTAATTTATCCATAAAAGGCAAATTATAGTAATGAAGTTTTTCGTCTGCGTCTCCGGGCAGAAAACCTAGACGAGAATCAGAACTTTCCACTGCTGAGCGCATATATATTACGTCAGATACTTTTGAATTATTTAATAATTGAAGCGCCGAATAAACTGCAGTTAAAGTTTTTGAACTTCCCGCCGGACCTTTACACAATATTAGCCTTGTGGATTTATTTAAAGAAATGTCTATAAAACGTTTTTGTTTTTCTGTCCAAGGTAATTCATCTATATAAAAATTATCCCTAGGTTTTATTGGATCCCTTTGATGGATTTTAATTCGTCCGTCTGTAATATCGAGAGAGTCGAAATCTCCCGCACTTTTTACTTTTGGCATCACAATCATTTTACACGGAAAAAAGTGTAATAAACAAAGAAACTTATGAGTGAGATTTCTCAAATAGTACCAGAGGTAATGAATGTAGCTACTAATTTGGCAGATTTATCTCAAGGGAAAATAGATGAAAAAAATGTGGAAGGTTTTTTAGAAAACCTCATTGGGGAGTATGGATGGCTATTGCTAATAGCTGTCATCACTATAATGGCAAAAGATATGATAATAAATTTTGCTCAAGGAATTCTTGTCTTTATGGGCAATAATTTTAATAACGATGACATCATATATATTTCTGGGCGTCAGGCGCGCATAGTTCGCGTTGGAATTCGTAATACGGTTTTTTATATGACGGATCGTAAAACTAAAATGTTGGTACCTAACGAACAACTAAAACAGCTTATAATTGAAAAAGCTTTACCTAAAAATGGCGGAGAACCTTATCTGCCAAAAGCTAACGATCCCGGTTTTGTAGGATGGGAAGAAGTTTCTATAGATCCTGCCCCTATGCAGGTAGAAGTGGTAGAGAAACCTACCAGAAGGACGAGGGGTAAAAAATGAAAAAAATATTATTCCTGTGTTTATGTATAATTTTCAGCGGGAAAGGATGCATGTCAGTTGATAAAAGAGGTAGGTTGGAAAAAATCAGATTCTCTGTTCCCGCTTTTTTTCAAGTCGAGCTGGACTATTATAAAAACAAAGATAATATGGGAAGACCAATCATTAAAACTAATTCTCCCGGAGCAATTTTATTAAAACCACAAAATTTATCTGTCAAAACTAATACTCTGGAAAAACTATGGGAACCAGCAGAACACGTTTATGAAATTAACGGCGTAGCTTACGACAGATTATATACTGGAAAATTAATAGAAATTACTGAAAAATAAGTGTAAAAGAAAATAGAAAAAATGAAAGAAATAGATTTAACTGAACAAATTGTTAAATGGCGCAAAGAACAAGAAGCTGCCATAACTAAAAAACAATATGAAAAAATCGACACGAAAGAGCTAAAACGTGACGATAAAAAAGAGAAGAAGGAGCACGAAAAAGATGCTCTTAAAGATGACGACAGCAAAATTAAAAAACTCAAAAAAGGTAAACCTTCAGAGAGGAAAAGCGTAGAAATTCATGATATAGAGAAGGACGAGAAAGAGGATAAGAAAAATCTCAAACAGATGAAGAGCGCGGTCCTTTCTACTAAAAATAAAAACGATCTACCCGATTCAGATTTTGCTTATATTGAACCCGGAGGAGAAAAAGACTCTGAGGGGAAAACCGTACCCCGTTCATTGCGTCACCTTCCAATTAATGATGCTGCTCATGTGCGTAATGCATTAGCTAGGTTAAACCAAACCAAAATTAGTGAAGAAGCTAAGAAATCGGCCCTAAAAAAAATTAAAGCAGCAGCTAAAAAATTCGGAGTTAAAGTTAGCGAAACATCTGGTTCCCTTGATTATTCAGAATTCTATTGACCCAATAAAAAAATAAAAAAATAAAAGCCCCACGTAACGTGGGGTTTTTTTTTAAGGTGTTAATTTTTATGGTTAAAGGCTATTGACAAAGAGTAAAAACTTGGTTACATTCACAAAAAAGTCATAATGCAAAAATATATGAGCCTAAGCACTAGTCTTTCGATCTTGAATTTACATTGGGTTACAACATCACAAGCAAAAGCAAAGTCTACGGCGATTGATTTTGTGTTAGATAATTTTATGAGGGTGAACTCTAGTTTCACCCCGAGGGTTATGGAGGTAAGGAAAACCTCAAGAGACAAGTTGCGTTTTTGGGGTCATCTAACAACGAGGCAACTCCTCTGTTCAATCCACGGCTGTTCAGGGAAGTTATATGTCAATGCAGGGAGTGAAGATGATGTCACCAATACCGAAAAATTTGTTAAATCATTTTCTCAAAATTTTAACCATCCTTTATATCACGAGGTTACGTTTCAGGATAGTTTAGATTTTATTAATTCGTTCGAATCAGACCTTTTCCAATTCGATATTATTGTTTTAGATAAAGACAAAACAAAAAAGATTGTCGATCTATTTAATGCTGCTCAACGCTTAACAAATCTAATTTTGGTGGATAATTATAACCCTAAAACTCAGGGTTTAGAAAAATCAGATCTTAATGGGCACAATCCCTGTCCTCTTGGATGGGGCCAAATAGATTTAAACTTCAATAAATGTTTATTTGGAGGGAAATATAAAATGTCATTATTTTCGCCTCAGTTCGCTAGTGTTGACCTTGGAAAAATTACGTTTAGGTAAAGTTAACATGGAGTGTGTAATTTCTTTTATGAAAAAGAAAAATGTCTTAATAGCCGCCCTAGGAGTCGCTCTGGTAGTTTTTATTATGTGGATGCGTCAAGGAGATGAAATTAAAGAAAAAGCCACTGAGAACGCAAAGGAGGCGGGGAAAAAGGCTATTGCGGAGAAGATCGTAGATGATGCCGCTAATAAAGCCAAAAAAAAGCTAAAAGAAGAAGTTCTTGACAAGTTGCTCCCATAAAGCCGTCACTCTAAGTGAGTATCTGATTTTAAGACAGGCACAAACGGATGCGGAGGGTTATGAAGTTCTTCTTGTTTTATGGATCTAACCCTTAGTTTGTCAACATGAGCCTCTATAACTTCTATATCTTTTTCTAAGTAGCGTAATCTCATATTTTGCTCTGCGTCATCTGGTAATGCTCCCAATTGTCCCAACGGCCATTTCACTCGAAAATCAGAATTCATTTCTACCGCGTCTTTCATTCTCATAACATCTATTTGAAGTTGAGAAATTTGGGAGGTAAGGCCAAAATACCCCCATACCGCTAAGGCCGATACTATGATAATTTGAATTAACCATTTTAAGTTAATACCTAAACTAGCTTGATCATCTATTTTTGCCTCCATATAAATTACTATTACACTATTTTTTAATTTTATTAATCAGTCTTAATTGGCTCATGTTGCCTTGTTGTATAAATATGGTGCAATTCATCGTAAGCTTCGTTATAATTCCACTGCGGGCATTTAAGTGACATTGTTCTATGTTTAGGGTAGTCTTCTTGCCATACCCAAGTTTATAATGTCCATTAACAATTTCAGTAACTCCCCCATAAAAGGATATTACACAGAAGCATCTACAGGAACAGGCGCAGGTTCCCGTTTCTTCCATTTATAAGGGATTTTTATCTTAGGTAGTTTAAATTTAATAGCTTTGATTTTATCAATCAAATTGCTATCGTCTCTAAAAGTTATCTTTTCTAACTCTTTTATACTTAGACCTTCAAGATCATAGCTCTCTTCCAACTTTTCATCTTTTTTAAGCGGAAGAAACATGGTCCCGAAGATAGTTACGCAAAGTCCCGAGGAAGTCGTTATCATAGCTTTAGATATTCCTCCTGCTAATGATTGTACATCCGTGCCAGTATTTTGAAGAGCATTGAAGGTTTGTATCATTCCCACAACAGTACCTAAAAGACCTAACAGGGGAACAACCCCAATCATGATATTAACAAAGCCTTTGCTATACTTTTTACTCAAATAGAAAAACCCTACAAAAAAAGAGCTTCCTAATATAATAAAATTGACTAAACCTCCTTTAGCCCACCAACCGAAGCAGAAATGAAAATAATCTATCATTGCTGCTATTTATTACGCTATAAATTACCGCGTAATAGTTACGATTACGAAACAATTCTACAAATACTAAGCTGACGGATATTCGGGCATATTTTCATTATAAACATACTTTGATCACGATTGAAAATGAAAGTGCATAGGACGATTTATCATAGATTTTACACCGAATATATAGCCTTCTGTTAATTTGTCGTCTTTCGGGTCAAATATATATGTGTTACGAATGAAGCATTGTATATAAGGGGTGTTTGCATTTAATTGTGCCATATTATATATTACCGTTAGAAAAATATAAATTTCTGTGTAATATTATCATATATGCCGAACGAAAACAAAAAAATAACTTTTGGGGATTTAGATGGGTTTCTTAAATTTGCTCCTATCATAGGGATTGGGATATTGGCATATCTTCAGACTTTATTTCCAAGTAAGATAGAATTCGAAAAATTAGAAGACCATTTAATTCAAATGGATAAAAAAATAACGGAAATTACTATTCTGCAAAAAGACACTTCAAATAATGCCTCATCTATAAGCAGTCTAAATAATAGAGTCAGAGAAATAGAAATTAGCTTAGCCAAACATAATAAAAATCAATAACTTCTCAGTACCTCATTCATATCGATACCTAAAAAAAATCGCAGCCCCGCTAGAGGCTGCGACTGAGGAACTATTTATTTAATACATTAAGAAGTACTACCCTAGTTTCCCGAAGTACCCGAGTTTCCCGAAGTACCCGAGTTTCCCGAAGTGTTCGAGTTTCCCGAAGTGTTCGAGTTTCCTGAAGTGTTCGAGTTTCCTGAAGTACCCGAGTTTCCCGAAGTAGCCCCTACGTTGCCGCCTCCGGCGGCTTTAGGAGCTGGTTCTTGGGCAGTGGCCGTACTGCCTGCACCTACATTTCCTTCTTCTGGGAGACCCATGCGGCGCCTCCAATAATTTGCATCTCTACTCATAATAATTTATCTTTCTTTCTATGGGTTAATCTGGATATACCTGACCAGTTACGACAGCGCCGGAAAAAGCGGGAACACATGCCAAAGCCCATGTTTGAGCTCCGTTACGAATATCAGAGCTATTCGCCATCCAACCAGAAACGCTATTAGCTGTCCAGCTCCAATCAGATGGAAGATCTGGACCAAGTCTTTCTTTACCTGTTACTTCTCCACTAACGCCAGTTAAATTCATGTAACGATAATGATCGGTGCCGCTAACCATATTACAAGCATATTGGTTCCATCTTTCAATAGGCGGCTTGCCGGCGTTATAATAATCTACGTCATGATAACCCCAAATGTTAACAACGGCGTTTTGATCTTCTTTTTTTGATGCGGCGGTATTAACCTCAACGATACCAAAATCCCAGTAATTAAGTGTTGAGCCAGCGTCTGTTGTAATTGATTTATAAAGTCCCATTGTATTATTCTCCTTCTGTTAATGCATTTATTGCCCCTGAGAAGAAAGGTACACAGTTCTTTAACCAAACATACGCTCCGCTCCTAATATCGTCACTTCGTTGCATCCAACCAGATACTCCATTTTCAGCCCAATCCCAATCAGCGGGAAGAGGAGGCCCTAAACGTTTGGTCCCAGTTACTTCGCCAGATACTCCAGTAAGGTTTGCGTAATCATAATAATCTTTTGCGCCAGAATATGGGCAATTGTACATATTGTTATCTACTGAAGGGGCTCCTTGATTACGATAAGTTTCATTTGTGAATCCCAAGGTATTGATATTGGAAGCGTAACCCGGACCATTAGTACCTTGGAACCAATTCTCAACTCGGCTAACTTTCCAATAGAAAGCCTCTTGACCGTCGTCCTTGGTATAATTTAAATTAAGTCCCATGTTAAAGAATATTACACAAAAAAAACTTAAAAATCCATTTTTTTAAAATCTTATAAATAAAATGACAATAGAGTTACACATCTGGAAAAACATTTAAATTTAATTTCGCTAACCAAGCTTTTGCGGCTTTGTAAATATTTAAAAATTTTTTTTATTAAATTATCAATTAATCTGCTCGCGCTGTTCTATTTTTGCCATAATATGATTTTTTGTAGCCTTTTACCTTCTCTGGATTATCTTTTTGCCATTCTTTTACCTTATCAACGATTTTGTTCTTGTTTTTTTTGTAGTAACTCTTCGCAAGTTCATTATCGCATTTTTTGCAATAATATTTTAATCCATCCTTGGTACTACTCTGCTTCCTAAACTCCGACGAGGGAAAAGCTTCTTTGCATTTTGTACATACTTTCATGTTGATAATTATAGCGGCCGAAGATACTTTATCTAAGTATTTTTGAAAATTATTTATTTGAAGTGTTTCGCGTATTTTTGAAAAAGATAGATAAAAAGGCTGGGGTAGAATGAAATTTATCACCCCCCCTTCCCCCTGCGTCTGAGAGTAAGAATTCTTTTTAGAAAAGGGGGGTGGTAGAAGTGGGGCCCTTGGTTTCAATGGGTTCTCTCACTCCATGTTGCTTTGTGCAGTTTGTTCTGGATTTTCAACAATTTTTCTTGAACTTCCTTAATCCTGTCTCTAAAGTAATCCGTATCTTGCCAAGTAACAGCACCCAGAGACTTGAGGTTTCCTCGCACACTGGCAAGGTGGGCGATCTCGTCACATAGTTCCTGTCTTGTAGTGGTTTTCATAACTGAGAAAAGGTTAGCTTAAATCTTAAATCTTTGCAAGTAAAAAGTGAAAAAAAAGGTGGCCTAGTTGGCCACCATGCTCAGTATACGATCCCAACGAAATCGTTTCCACTCTCCGGTTTCGATACATCGGGCAGTGATTCCAGCGGAAACGCTATCAGCTTTGCAGGATGGGTCATGCCGATTGATGAACTGTTCCTCGACTTCGACCGAGTAGTTGAACACCATTCCTTGGAGGTTTTCCCGTCCCTCATGAACGGCTGGCCTATATTCAATTAAGAAGTTTCTCATAACAGAAATAGTGTCGCATGATCCGCTAAACATGGCAACCCTAAAATGAAAAAAAATAAAAATAAGTTTTTTGAAGAAATACTTGACTTACCCACACTGATTATGGTAGCATCCCCAAAAAGTTGAAGTCTTACGTTGTAAGTCGTTGACTATCAAGGACTTACAGCCTCGGAGGGGCCCCGCCGGCCGCGTAAGTCGTTGACTATCAATAACTTACGCATATGGAAAATAAAAATAAGTTTTTTCAACTTTCTTAA